CTTCCAGCAGTCTTCCCAGCAGGTTGGTAGGGCGTCCGGTCATGGACTCATACTTTACCGTGGTCAACTCGTCCCATAGGAACTTCTGGCGCTTACCGTCGATCTTCACACCGTTCAACTCACCTGGCTTCAGGGTGTTGTAGATGTTAGACATATACGCTTCTTTCTGTTGAGCTTGCTGTTGGCGGAATTGCTCTTGCTGAGCAAGTCTCGCTTGTACCATTTCTTCCTGCTTCTGGTCCAATTTGGGTTTGAACTGCTGTGCTTTTTTACTCAGCGTTCCCATTTCTGCCCATTCAGCAATCTGGTCTTCCAGTAAAGCCTGGTCACCATTGCCAAAATTGGTAGCCTGCAAGTACTGGCGTACAATCAACTCCTGGTGATCAGGGTTGGCTACGTCCAGGGCGCGTACTTCTTCTACTGCAGCCAAGGCTCTGAACAATCCTTTCATGTCTTGTCCGCCTCTGGCCACGTATTCAGCAGCGTACTGCAACTCGTGTGGTAATGATTCAAAGAACTCTTTGGGAGTCTGCTCACGCACTGCGCGCTCTCGCTCCTCTATGTTGGCCTGGATCAACTCTTTCCAATCTTTCATGGAGTAGTCTTCCAGCGGTTTGTCTTCGTCAAAGGGCATGATCAACCCTTCTTCAATCAGCTTGCTGAAGGTGTCCACCATTCCGCTCTTGTCGATTTTCTTACGACCTGACTTCTTGGTATCGTCATCATCTGCTCCTTCAAGCTCTTCATCCAAGGCGGCCAAGGTTTTCTGAACTTCTTCAGCGCTTGGTGTCTTGGTTCCTGCATCATCGTCTCCTTTGTCATCGTTTCCGCTGTCTAGGAAGCTTAAGTCTGCAGGCTTTGCATTCGCACTGAACATCGACGGTTTGGCATCATCATCCTCATCCGCTGTTACAATGCTATCAGCACCCGGCATTGGCAAAAAGTCATCAATGCTGTCAATAGTCACGCTATCGGTACTGGTGTTTTGTCCTGGTTTACTCATAAGTTGGTTTATGTTGGTTAGCTCTTCATATATAATCTACAAGAATAAACCTGTAGAAGTTACATCTACAAGAGGTAAGCTCTACAAATAGCGCACTATATCGCTACAGCTTATTCCTCGTCGTACTTGTTTTTGTTGGTGCGGGCTACCTGGACCTGTTTTTCAGCAATTCGCTCGCGGGATGCAAGCTCCTGTCGCTTGAGGTCAAGCTTCTGTTGTTCAGTAGCCTGACGGTTGATTTCACGGTCGCGCTCAATTTGCTGGGAAGATTGTTGAGCGTTCTTTTTATCCAGGTATTCCAGTGTAGATATGTAGTCTGATTGGCCGTCGTTGTTCATGTCTTTCATGGCGGTAAATCCTGCTGAGCGGATTTCTGCCACACGTACATCTTTCTCGCGGTCTAATGCTCTTTCTTCAGCCTGCGCTTTCAGCATAGCTTCCTGGCGTTGTGTCTCAGCTTCCTGCTTCATCTGCTCAGTTTGCTGCATTGCCTGCATCTCTTGCTGCTTAGCCTTGTTAGTCTTCTCCTCAATACCTTTCATGGTATGAGTAATCTCAGCCAACGAGTCTGCTTTCAGGATGTTACCCAGGTCATAGATGGAAGCACCAGATGTATTGTTGCTCATGGCCAGCTGACGGATCTGCTCCATCAACATGCGCTGGTTGACCTTAGTAGAAGTGAATACATTCAGGTCACGGGCCAGCAACTCTGTACCATTGATCTCAAAGTTCACTTTCTCATCCATAGAGGTCATATACTGCATACGCAGGGAAGGACGGGTAGAGTGATAGTATTGTGCCAGGTCAGTACGCATCTGGTGTACACGTGGCATCAGGTATTCTGAGTGCTGGATAAAGTACATCTCTGTTTGTGAGTACGATGCATTCATGGCTTGCTGCACACCGGCAGCAGTTTCCTGCGCAATCACCTGCCCCATACGCTGAGGGTTGATACCAATGGATTCAAAGGCCTGACCCTTAAAGTAATTGGACAACTGGATGCGGCTCATCAGACGATTGGTCTGCTCCAGGTTCAGGACCTGATAATGCTGGAAGTTCAGCGCGTTCTCTGTATTGGTGATAGACGTATCCAAAGGAAGCATCTGGAAGTTCTTCATGGCGACATACGCCTTTCCAAACTGGTCATGCCCCCAGTCCTCACCCATAGAATGTTTGGGCAGGGCATTCTGGTCCAGCATGATTACGGTACCTAGCTCATCTACCAGGATGTCTGCGATCTGGTTATTCACCAGGTTGTAACCGATCTGGTAAGGCTTCATCTTGTCTACCAGAGATGAACTCTTGGTGTTGCGGTCTGAGAAGACAGATCCCTCAACAGGAAGCTTACACCCGTACAGGGTAAAGTCCCCCTTGAACTGGAAGCGCAATGGCTCTACGTTCAGGTATAAGGGTTGGAATCCGTTAGCGTCTACGTTACCATAGAAACTAGGGCGGTTGGGTCCGATCTTGATACCACCCCACACCTCGTTGATCCAAATCCAGTCAATGTGCTCACCTGCAATCAGGGTCTCACGACATTTCTTTTTCATCACAGAGGTGTCATATAGCGGCTTTTCTGTGATGTGATAGTCTTCATCCACGATCATGTCAATCATGATACCCTCTGCATCGATCTTAGACAAGTGTCCCACCATGCGCTGGCTTTTCCAGTAGCAGGTCGTTACACGCAGCAGGTTCATGTTGCTCAAGTCAGAGAGGTCTTCGCTCTCATTCAGGATGCGGAACAGGACATCATCACCGGTGCTGACAAACGTATCGCGTGCTGTCAGGAACTGGCGCATGCCCAGGGAAGGACCTTGTGTATTCCACTCATAAGAACGGGTGGGGTCATAAAAACTACCATCGTTCTGTACACCAGGTAACATGTACCCGGCTGCTTTGGTAGGATAGATAGCTTCCAGGGTAGCCAGTTGCTCTCCGCTCATCATCCATCCATACTTGTCTACGATATCAGACAGGGTCATGAGGTCAAGGCGTCCCACCCAGTTGGACTGAGAAATGTAACGCGCCTCAGGACTTTTGTGGTAAAATGTCAATACAGGGTTCCAGACTTCAATGTCAAAATCATCCTCGTTCATCTTGAAGTGCCAGAACTCACGGTCTGTGATCAGCATGTCGCGGAATGCCATGTTCTCCAGCTCCTTCATGTAGAAACGCTCGTTGTCTACGTTGTGCTGGTGGGTAGCCCACTCTTCTACCAGGGAGCGGTAGTCTTTCTTAAAGAACTCTTCAATCTCTGGTAAGCTCTTCAGGTTATCAGGACTCATCATTTGCTGAGCCTGTTGTGCCTGCTCCTCATTGCTGGTATCAATCCCCATGGACTGGATCGTCTCCTGCATCTTTTTCTCTGCATCCGCCAGCAATGTTTGCTCAATCATCAAGCGCTTGGCTTCCAACATCTCGTTAAAAGATGTATCATCTACTGCACGGTATGTGATGCGGTCGTTGCGCTTGGCAAACTCACCCACCATTACGTTAATAACGTTAGGGATAATAGGGAAAAACTTCAGTTCAAACGCAGATGCGTCTTCTTTAGTTAGCACATCAATCAGGTCTGCTACCTCATTGTCCTCTTCTACGATGTAGTCGGTCTTGTCAATGATACCATTGGCCAGCTTATAGTTTTTCAGTAAGCGACGTGCGTTGCGGCGGATCTGCTTGAGCCCTTGCATTTCCAACCAGTCCATATTCCAGGCACCCCATGATTCGTCTTTTTCTTTGCGCAGTAAGAACTGCACAGGCTGGGTAATGGTACCCATGCGGTGGTAATCCGCTCTGGCTCCATTTTTTAGTTGTAAGGCGTTATAAATCTTAGGCATGGTGTTTTCTATAGGTCAGGATCACTTAAGATTCCTGAATGGATTTCTGGGTTTTCTCATGGTTGAAGACCCGCCACCATGGCTTCCCATGTGACGGAAGGGGCTCTTATATAATGTACTGAATTTGGAAGAGTTATCCAAATTGGTCTGTTCACGTTCCACGCGCTTGCTGTAGCCCCTGTTGGACTCCTGCACTTTGGCAAATGCCACCAGTGCGCAGAACGCTACAAGTCTATCGACGTTGAGCCCTTTGCGATAAGCTTGCATTTCTTTGAGTAGCATCGGATCAGGAATGCGCTCTACTCCGTAAGTCACTTTCTTAATGTTTCCCTGCTCATCATTCTCATGGTCCGTCTCCTCCTCCATGAACTGCACGGCATAGCTGAGCAGGTTGCCGCGGAAGATGTTACCCACGTTGCGCCAGCCATATTCCTGGTACACGTTGGTGTTACTCATCAGCTCTTTGAGAAAGAGGATCTGGTTCTTGGGGACTAAATACTTTTGCTTGCGACGGGAAATCATGTACTGGATGAACAAGCTGATGTTGTTCTCCACAATGGTCCAAGCGTTGTACCACTCAATGATCATCTCCAGGCGCTCATGGGTTTTGTTGAGGTCGTCAAAACGACCGCACCATGACGCCACGATCTTGTCGCGCTCAATCACCTGTTCAATGCTGCCATCTTTTTTGTGGCGGGTAATTTCCTGTGACGCTTTATAGACAAAGATGGAACACAGCGACTCAGAGGTCGTGGTCTTTCCTTCTGCCACGGGGTCAATGCTGGCGTAGTACGTTCCAAACTGTGCGTCTTTAATGGGACGCTCATACACGCAGATGACGCCTTCCTTGTTTTGTGTCTTAGGTGTAATGGGAAATTCCAGGATGGGAAGCTTCTTACTTTCCTTGGCCTCAATCTTTCCATGTTCATCACGGTTGAGCTCTACGTATTCTGTGAGATAGGTCTTGTCTTCTATACGACGCAGTTGCTGAGTTACCAGGTGAAGCGGGAACACCGAGTCCTCGCGTGATGCAAACGCCTCTGAAATGTACATGGGTTTTTGGGACACCCTCAGCTGGTACTCATCCGGGCGCAGTTGCTTTTTCCACACCTCGCGTTCTGCCAGGATCATGGCCATCGCTTCCTCTACCTGTGAGTTACCCCACTGGTCAATACAGGGAATCATGCTCCACTGCTCAGGAATGAACAGGCCACACTCCCCGATCTGTCCGTTCTCATCCATCAGGTTGGTCTCAATAGCCAGCACATCCTTAGAGTCTGGGTTCATGATCAGGTCCTTCAGCGGTTCACACTGCTCCAGGTCACCGACAGAACCAGCTACCACAAACTGACCGGTGTAGACCATACCGGATTTCATGGCAGGTAACAGGTACTCCAGTGTCTTACCCATGTGTGGGGCGATACCCGCCTCCTCATGGAAGAACAGCGTACAGGGACCACCGACACCATTGGTAGGATCCTTTTCCAGGACTAGTCCAATCAGTACGGATTTCAGACCCACGTCGCGCTTGCGGCCACCCTGGTTGATCTCAATCTTCTGTTCCCAGTTCAGCACCTTGTCAGGATTACTGGGACGGTACCACGCGGTGTGCGTGTTCAGGAAGTTTCGGTATTCTTCCAGGAAACGCCAGGTACCTTTCTCTGCGATATAGTCTTTCAGAGAGCCTGCCATCTTGTTGATAGCACCCTCTTCAAACCAGTACAGGTTGATCATCTTGGCGGCATGGAAGTAGGACGATGCAATCTGACGCTTCTTTAGGATCGCAGCGTGCTTATAGTTCTGTTTGGCCAGCTCCTCGTAAAGCGCCATGTGGTACTGCGCGTCACGCACGTCCGGGAACGTGAACTTGCTGACCTCTTTGTTGTAGATGGGCAGGAAATTCAGCCACATGTAGTAGTCACGGGTCAGGTACCAGGTCTTCTTACCATGTTTGAATATGACCCCATTGCGGCACTTCTCTTTTTCCGTGTCCCAGTACACCACAAAGTCTTTACTCTTGGGCGGTGCGGGGCAGTAGAATTTATCCTGGTTGAACTTACGGGCCTGCTTATTGAACAGCAGGGAACACTCGTCAAAGGCATATTGACCAGGCTGCTTGAAGATGGACCACAAGAATTCGCGGAACGTTTCACGTGTCACAAATTCCGTGTGGCTCCACTCTCCAGTGGCGTAATCATAGGTTGGGATCTTTATATGCATTAGTTCTTCAGGTCGTCCACAAGCAGTCGCACATGCAACATGTCGGGACACCACACCACTTCATGGATGCGGTAAGTATGGGCATTAATTTCTATACTGTCCCCTATTCTGGGAACAAAGGGTGAAACGTAGCGCTTTAGTGTGCCATCAGCTTTGTGCAGCACAATGATCTTAATAGCCGTTGTCGTACTCATATGTGTCGGTGGAATTTTGTAGTGCCTTCAGTTTTTGCAGCAGTGATGTGATACAAGACGCTTCAATCACTTTATGGGTAGTAGCCAGTCCGCTCCAGTATGCATTGCTGTCTTCCCTATGGTATGCACACCATGTCTTGGAGTACACATTGTAATGATAAAGCCAGTCATACATCCACTCGTCTTCATGCATGGGTGTAGGATAAGGTTTAGGTTCATCAGGTTTGCGCAGCTTGTAGCCGGTCATCCAGAGCCAGTCTGCGAGGCGCTGGCAAAATTGTTTATGGTGCAGCCAAATGGACAAGGCTAGTAAGCACCATACAATGGATTCAGTGATTCTTTTCATATGGATAGTATTTTGTATGTAAGTAGTATAACCCAAAGAACAGCCCCGACACGCCATAGAACACGATGTCCGTAGTCCAGTAGGAACCTGTGCACTCCATCACCAGGGCGAAGAGTGCATCGAAACCAAAAGGGTTGAAGAACATGGCCAGCATCAGCAGGATGTTCCTGGTAGTGGTATGTCTGAGTACATTGTTCATCCGGGTCCATAGGGTCAGTATTCGTTCAACTTACATCTGGTCGTAGCCTAGTTGCTGTCCTCCGCGCACCATGCTTTTCTGTTCTTCCATCAGGTCTTTGTAAGCACCTTTGAAACTCATGCGAATGGCTTCAAACTTGGCAGCCGCATTAACCAGGGAGTTGATATTACCATCACGCCCGTGTTCAATGGGTGTGGTCTCCATGTACTTAGCCAAGCGGTCCAGCATGTGTTTCATGCCGATATATGCGCGGTAGGTCGGGGTCTCGTAAAGCTTCTTACACATTTCCAAGGCGTAGAGAACAGACTCATCCTCTGTGGAAAAGTCAGGGTTGATCTGTGATAGAATCAAATCCTCCTTTTCATTTTCAGGCGTGTCAAAAAACGGGTTCATGTCCGGGTTGGGACAGCTCATGTAAAAAAGATAGAGATACACTTTCATGTAGCTCTCAGGGTATTCGTCCATAATATCCTTCAAGAACTTCAGCGCGTAGCAGTGTTCTGATGGAATGATGACGCCCTCTTGTATGTCAAATAGCTTTACCATTTCTTCCAAATGTTTGGTTCATTCTTACACGCAGTTCCTTATGGGTAAACTGCCACATCTCTCCCGTCTCGTCCAGCAGCACCGTGTAGATGGTGTCGGTCTCATGTCCATAATCTGTCACCAGCCAGATGATACCGTTGCCTTTAGGTGTATTTACCTCCAGGCGGTTGTGGGGTTCGTAGATCATCATGCCAGACTGATTTGTATTTGTTCATCCCGTGCCACCAGTTTATAATACAGATCAATGTTCTGGTTCCACTCTGCTCCTGTCCAGAACTCAAATCCCTTGAACCCTGCTTTATAGCGACAGCAATGCTCATATCCGCCCAGCAAATACACGTGCGTGCATCCACGCGTAAGCGCCTCTTCACACTCGCTCAGCTGAGCCACATTACCCAGTGAGAGTTTAGGTTCTGCATAGTCCCAGATAAACTGCATGGCCACAAACTGGTCATCGTACACCTTGTACAAGCTGATACCCACCAGGTGGTCCGTGTGATACTCCAGCACTTCGCAATCACCAAACTCTTCCCAGGTGATGTTGCGCGCAAAACCGTGGTGTTGACAGTACGCGGCATACAATGCTTCATACTGCTTCAGGTTTTGTGCAAAGTTTCCTTTGCCTACACTTACCTTCTTGCGCAGGCGCAGGGTGGTTTGTGCAGGTTGGTACTGTTGCAAATCAATTCGCACACTGCGCAGGTTAAACCACGCATCTCCCCACGGGATCCAGCCTTCCTTCAGGGCCTGGCTACCGGACTCACCCGGCTCCAGCTTCCCATAAGGTGCTGAGTAGATAAAGTCCAGGTCACTGACCTTACCAAATCCTTCTATATGGTCAAACTTCACTTTCACTTCTTTTTCTTCTTAACTAACATAGCCGCGTTATCCTTGTACCAACTCATGATAGAAAGGACCTCATCTTTAAGATAAGGCAACTCGTAGGGAATTACCTCTTTTACGATAGGTTCTCCGTTGCTGTCCAATTTGCTGATAGGGTATCCAAACTCATCCTTTTCCTCCTCTTCTTCAAACACAATGTGGTGAATCGTCAGTCCTCCTGGCTTCAGGTTGGGATTGTGCTTTAAGATCATGTACATGTAAATGCTCAGCTGAAGGTTGTAATGGTTCAGGTTGCAGTCGTCCAGGTGTGATACCGGGAAAATCATCTTCTGAGAGATGCCTTCCCAATTCTTAAAGGATTCCTGCTTAATCTCCTTGTTGGTTTTGTAGTCGGTGATGTACACTGCACCATTAGCAACCTCCACCAGGTCTGACTGTCCGCAGACACCAACTGAGCGTAGATATACCATGTGTTCAGGATAGATGCCCTCGATCAGTTTCTGTGAGGGTGCCATTTTCTTACCGTTCTCGTCAAACATGGGACGGATCACCGGCAGCTCCTTGTTGTGACGTTGCAAGGTTGTGCAACCGGTGATGTCCTCTTCCCGTTGGTCATGGTACCAGTTTCCCAGGCTACACGCGCGGTCAGATTCTTTCTTCCACGCAGCCTGTATCTGGTCGACTGTCATACCATACCATTTGCCTTTTTTGTTAGCAGCGCTTTTTTTCGCTACCGCGTTGCTGTCAAAAGGTTGTTTTAAGTGTCCGATCAGTGTAGTCACACTGGTCCAGATGGTCGTATCAGAAGCGTCAATGCTCTTGTACGAATGGGTTGTGGGTTCAAAGACTAACGACATTACGCTTCCAGATTAGATTTGATCATGTCCTCCTCTTCTTGTGTTACCACCGCATCCCACTTTCCTTTGTCACATGCGCTTGACAATGAGCGCAGTTTTAATGCCAGCGAACATCCGCATGCCCCGCAACAGGGCTGGGTTCCTGGCATGACACATGACGTGCCTTTTTTGTCAATGAACTCGCACGTATCGCAGATTGACTGGCGCTGGGCCGCAATCTCTTCTACGTGTTCAGATTTAAAAACACGGTTGGTGATTCCCTCAAGAATCTTCCCCTTGTTCTTCCAGATCTGTATCAGTGTATCTTTCATAGGTTTTGGATTTTCTTTTTTCAACAATGCCTTGCTTGCGGTCGCGCTCTGCCTGCATCTGTTCCTGCAGTTTTTTAAACTTCTCCAGGTCTTGGATGCGTTCCAAACGCACCTCGTATGCGCGCATGGTGTCTATCTTCTCCAGGAATGGGATCTTGTTTTCTGTGTGCTCGATCTTTTTCTGGAGGCTTTTGGGTTTGATCACAAACGTGCCCAGGTTGGGAACCTGGATGGCGTGGTGATCACCGCTGCTGAGGCGTTTGTGCAGGACAGAATAGAAGAAGCTTACGATATCTTCCACCAGTTCCACCGGCAACTCCATTTGCTGCGCTGTTTTAGCAATCAGCTCTTTACGCTTTACTGGCCTCAACTGCTAAGAAGTTATAGTCCAACAACACGTTTCCTTTCGCAGCCACCGGAATGCGCCCGGTTATCTGGATCATCTTTTTTCCGCGCTTACTTTTCTCAACCAGCGCCCGTTTTTCCAGTTTGACGATGCGGTTGCGCACGTTTTGCGCCCGCACTGCAATCTCCTCTGGTTTGATGTCAGGGTTCACTGCTTTGGCAGCACGGGTACAAAATGTACCCAGCTCCATTGGTCCCCACATAGCAAGCAAGGTGAGCAATTCTATATCAGAAGGAATCAGGTGCTCCCTTCCAAAGAACATCACCTCGGTCATGATCTGGTATTTGACCAGGTCGTGTGCGTTGACGCGCACTTTTTTTTGGATTCTATTGACTTCCATAGGAGTAAAGTTTGTATCCTGAGCCCAGGTCTTGCACCTGAATATCACCCCTTGTCGCAAATGTTGCCAGTATTTGCGACTAGCTGCTCCACCCAGCAGCGGATGTGGTTATCTTTTAAGGCTTCGCCCAGCCCAGGATACCTTGGTTTTTCACTTTGTTGCGGGGGCA